AAAATGTAACATTTTAAACATTTTTGCATAAAAAAAGCCCTGATACAATTGTATCAAAGCATTACTTTCAATATGTAAGCGTAAATAGCATTTCGACAAGCTTAGCACCCCTACTTGTAATCGTGTAAAATTTTAGCACCCTTTTTATTAAATCGTGTAATTTGTTAGCAACTTATAGCTTCATTACTTAATAATGCCAGTAATATTATTAAAATGTATTTGAATCAAATCGAAGGCTATATCTAATGCCCTAGTAATTAACTAGGGTGTTTTATAAAAAAACTCACCACATTATAGATATAATCTATTTTGTAGTGAGTAGTTTTTAATTATCTTTGTGCTTTGAATATTTCTAGTCACCTTCTATGTAATCATTCTCTTGGTTCAATATAGTCAGCTTCAATTGTAAAAACTCCAATTGTATCACCATTTGAATCAAAAAATTCTACTTCAAAATCATTTTCAGTATATTTTAGAACAATAGTTCCTTTTGTTCCAATTGGTAGCCCTTTAAATTCTTTTATTAATTTTACACATTGTAATTCTTCCATGATTTACCTCCATTTTAATCCTTCTTGTCTGGGTAAAGAGTTATTATTCTCCATATAGTTTTTCCATTATCTTTTTGCACAACAACTACTATATTTGCAGATTTATAATTCCCATCTTTACTTTTAATTTTAGTATTAAATGTATATTTTAGGCCAAACTTTGTTCGCTCAACGACATTTGGCAGTTTATCATTTATCGCTTCGCTAATCGCATTATGAAGCAATTTACCATCACCAATTTTATAACCTAACACATCTTTTAAAAATTTAGCTTTTGAACCTCCATCAGAATGATCTAATTTAAGTAAATATCCATCATATTTCAGCTCGCTATCTTTATAATCAAACCTAGAGGAGTCAAAAGGTTCAGGTTCATCATTAGTTAATTCTCTGACTTTATTATCAAAATCACTTTGTATAATGCTGCCTTGTGGAGACGTTCCTACGCCAATACCTAGTCCACTTTTACTAGTCTTGCCCATTTGACTTCGCCTCCTTATTGATAATATTCCTTTCTTTAAGAATATTATTTGGAATAACAATCTCTATTCCTTTACTTGAGGCGTATTCAAATAATTCACGCACTTTCTCATCATTTACTGATACACTATAGACAACTATTTTCTTTAATTGTTCAAGATCATCAACTGTATGTTTAATTGCTTTTTTAAGCATTTTTCTTTCAGTCTGCTCTTTTATCGAACCTTTCACACTGAAAGCAACAACTTCCGTATCTTTCATTCCATCAAGCATTACATCAAAATAATTTTCGTTTGCGTATGTAATATTAGGTATTACAATAATATTACATTCAAACCATAACCATAATGCTACAATTCTTGATTTGAAAAGTCGATACACATTCTCAACTCTAGGTATATCTCCTACTTCTGAATAATCAGGCGCAATAGCATACCTAACACCTTTAAATCTTTCTTTATATTTTTCAAGTAGCTTAACATCATCGTGATAAATAGCTTCAAATATGCCTTTTATATTATCAAATTTAATATCATATTGATAAAAACACACAAATGTTCTATCTGTCTTCTGATAATTAAATGTCTCACTATATAAAGCAAGATAATCTGGATTAACTATGTTAGGACATTTAATATATGGTAAGTCATATTTACCACAATTGTAAGTTCTATTTGTTAAATCCACAAAATTTAGGTTTAATAATTTCTTTAAATTTTCCTTCTTTATCATATAACACCATAAAAAAGGTTCTTATGCGAATATATCATATTAACCATCTTCCCTTTTACACATAAATCTTGATTTTTTTGATTATTTATGGTATACTCGCAATTGCTTAGGTCGTGGTATACACATATCATGATTCTGCTCACTTGATATTCAGGTGGGCTTTTTTTATTTAATTTTAACATTAAAAATATCATTCCTTTCTTTTCAAAATATTTAAATCATATAGTCTGTATAATACTGGATTATAATTTAACCCAAAATCATCAGCTAAACTTCTTATATGCTTTTGCATATATCTCTCGTATTCTATTGGACTTTCTGGAATATTTTTATATCTTAGCCTTTTAAAAAACTCACTTTTAATTAAATCTCTAGGCATTTGTACGGCAGCATTTAAATAATTAGTTTGTCTTTCGACAATATCTTCTTCGGTCATTCGATTATTCCAATAAGTCTTTTTAAATACTTCTTCTTTACAAGCATGAATTACATCAGTTGTATGAGTTTTAAAATAATCTTTATCTTTAACCCAATGCATTGCTTCATGTCCTGTTACAAATCTTTCTTTTTTAGCATCTTTTTCATCAAGAAGAATATTATTAATTACAACTGTTCCTTTTTTAAAGAATTCATTATGTGGATAATCACCTTTATTATATTTTCCACTATCCCAAACAGGCCAAACTGCATCACCAAAAAATATCATTCCTAATAATCTCTTATTTGGAGTAATATATTTCCATTCAATTTCTAATCCTTGTTTTTCCATAAAGTCATATGCATCAAAAGGAATTACTTTTTCTAGTCTTTCGGGATAGAATTATTTATTAAGTTCATCAGCCATAATTTCTAATTTTTCTTTTGAATAAAAATACATATAATGCCACCTACTTCTTGTTTACCATTTCTTCAATAATTTTAATCCATTCATCATCTCCTAAATTAAGATCTTTTGCTTTACGTAATGCTACTCTTACATTTTGATTATCACTAACATATTCTTTTAAATCTTGTGCAATTGCATCTTTACTATTAGCTGCTAAATCAAATAATTCATTTGTTTCTTCATTTGATAATTCTAGCACTTTTACCATCTTTTCTAAGATTTCTTGTGTTGGAGCATTTCTCTTAGATTTTTCAATATCGCTCATATATGCAGGAGCAATATCTATCATATCCGCAAATGCTCTTAATGTAATACCTTTGTTTTGCCTTTTTTCTTTAATAAATTCGCCGAATGTCATAATTCTACCTCCTGTAATTATGTTAGCGTGTTAGCATTTACGCTTACATTGTATCAAACTTAAAATACTCTGTCAATATATTTGCATTTTTTTATCAAAATTTTATCACACTTGTAACGTAGGGGCATATTTAAAAATAATATGTTTTTATATATAGTTACTAGTAATTTAACAATAATTAGTAATCCCAATAATGATCAAGTTTGAAAACTTTATTAATAATCACTAAATTTTTAACTTGACATTTACCTCTTTTAGAGTGATTTATCACATATGAAGGAGGTCTTTTTATTATGACAAAAAAACAAGCTGAAGCAGAGATGAAATATCGCCTTGCAGTTCTTCTTCTAAACGATTTATTAGAAAAAGGAAAAATAACAAAAGACGAACTTCTTATGTATAAGAAAAAATTAATTAGAAAATATAAACCACTAATTGGTTGCTTGGAGGTGAAAATTTGAAAAAGAAAATTATTGCCATTTCACCTGCAGAACAACAAAAAGTAATAACTCAAGTAGCTCAACCAGAAAAAATAAAAGTTGCGGCTTATTGTAGAGTTTCTAGTGAAACAGATGAACAACTAAATAGCTTATCAGTCCAAAGAAAGTATTTTGATGAGCTATTTGCTTCTCATTCTGACTGGACTAATGTTGGTGTTTATTATGATGAAGGTCTTTCAGGATTAAACATAAGAAGGCGAGCGGGTTTCAATAAAATGGTTGATGATGCCTTAGCTGGTAAAATTGATCTGATTATTGTTAAATCAATTTCAAGATTTGCAAGAAATACGGTTGACGCACTAAAAACAATAAGAGATTTAAAAGCCAAAGGTATTAGAATCATTTTTGAAAAAGAAAACATTGATACTTCTGATAGTAAAAGTGAATTTATTTTAACTATAATGTCATCTCTAGCTCAACAAGAATCACAATCTATTTCAGAAAATGTAAAATGGGGAATTAGAAAATCTTACGCAGAAGGTAAAGTGAAAATTCCTGGCTTCTTTTATGGATACAAATATTGTGGTAAATATACTTTTCAAGTTGATAAAGATGAAGCAAAAATAGTATGTTTAATTTATAAAATGTTTTTAGAAAGAAAAGCAAGAAATCAAATAGGTGCTTATCTTGATAATAACAAAATACCCACAGCTATGGGCCTTGAAAATGCAAAATGGTCTAGAAATGTTGTTAATAATATACTTACAAATGAAAAATATTGTGGAGATGCTATTTTGCAAAAAAAATACATTTCAGATTACATAACTAAAAAACAAGTAATTAATAATGGAAAGCTAACTAAATATTATGTTAAAAATAATCATGAAGCAATAATACCAAGAGCCACATGGGAACTTACCCAAGAAATTTTAAAATCCAAAAGATATGATAATAGGCAAAATAATCTTTTTTCATTAATGATAAAATGTTCTAATTGTGGTGGTTGGTATCAATGCAAAACACAAACAAGAGATTATTTTGTTAAACCATTTAGATTTTATCAGTGTGAAAATAAATTAACTAAAAAAAAGGAATGCAAAAATAGTTGTGACATTACGCAAGATCAACTTGAAATCCTCATTCATGATGCCACACTTAAGCTATATGATATATTTCCTGAAGTAATTGATGATTTATGTTCTATTACCGAGAAAATAATTGAAGGTAAAAGTAAACAAAATAGACTTAAAAAATCATTTAAAGAAAAGCCTAATTTTATAATTAATGACTATGAAAAGACATCATGGCCAGTACTTGTTGATTATGCAGAAATTAATCAAAACACATTAACTATTCATTTTCTCAATAAGGGAATAATTACGGAAAGTTATGTAAGATGGAAGCCTATAGAACATTTTGAAAGAAAGCCAAAAAGCCCACCCAAGCAATAAGCCTGGATGGTTTTTTTAATTTAGTTTTTATCAATTATAATTCTTTGTAATAATACAGCTTAATTTGCCAGACAACGTTTGGCTTTTTATAATTCAAAAACATATTCAATTCTCCTGCTTCTTTTTTAACTTTTTGGAGTTCTTATACAATTTTCTTTCAATAAGTTTAAACATCTTTGCTATAATTACATCTAATTAATTATTATATACCTTAGTAAATATTAAAATACTACTACTTAATAATTTTCCAATAACCATTTTTATCTGAACCATTCCTTTCGATATATCCTTTTTCTTGTAATGTTTTCAAATATCTTTCAGCAGTTCTTTTTGTTTTATTAATTTTAATTGATAATTTTTCTGCCGTTAAAGTAGGATCATTTAAAATTAATTCTATAATTTGCCTTTCATTTTTGTTAAGATTTACACCGACATTTACACCGACATTTGCACCGACGTTTAACTAAATTATAAAATTCAAATTAAAACAATTTACCATATTAAAATTTTCAACCTTATTATTATAATTAAATTCTATAATTTATTATTCATAACAAAATAATTACTTTGTTTATGATTTTAAATTATTAAAGCATTTTTCATTTGTTTAAAAAGCTCACCCCAAGCAATAAGCCTGGATGGGGTGTTTTAATTTAGTTTTTATATTGCATTCCATTCTTGAATTTAAAAGTTATACTTCCGTCCTTATTTACAATCGCTTCATCAATCATAATATTCCATAATGTTAAATCGAATTCATTTATCATAACTGATGCTTCGTTTATATCAGTAATAAATAGATTCATAGATTTACTTTTCATTTCTCTAACATCACGTTCACTAATAGCTTCATCTAATTGTTGTTTTAGAATTTCATATTGAGCTGTCAAACTATTGTATTTTTTAATATATGCATCTTGGTCTTGAGTCTTTAATGCATTATCATGAATTAAATTTTCAACCAATGTTTTAGTATCAGATATTTCACCATTTAATTCTTCTATTCTTTTATCTATTTTAGTAGTATCAGTCAATAAATCGATTAATTCTTTAGCAGACTTAATGACCTCTTCCTTGTTAATCATAATAGCATTATAAGCTTCTATAAATCTCTTGTTTACATCTTCTCTAAGAACTGATGGTGTATCACATCTATCGTCTTTTTTTGAGTATTTTTTATTACATTGCATTATTTCTTTTCGATATTGTGTGTTTGAATGCCATACTTTTAATCCATAAAAATGACCACAGCATCCACAAATTAATTTTGAAGAGAATGGATTATTTTTTGAATAGGCATATCTAAATTTATCCCTTTTCTTTAATTCTTCCTGAACCATATTCCATTCGTCTTTATCAATTATTGCTGGGTGACTATTCTCAACATAATATTGAGGTAGAACTCCTTTATTTTTCTTAACAGTATGGTCAAGATAATTATCCACGTATCCCTTTTGAAGCAATGCATCGCCTTTGTATTTCTCATTTGTTAATATGGCTGTAATATTATTGATTGACCACTTACCTTCAGGATTAGAAGGTTTAGGAACTTTCATTTCATTTAGATAATCCGCTACAGCAGCTCTTGAATAACCTTTTCTAGCATATAATCTATAAATTAATCTTACTATTTCAGCTTGCTCTTTATTAATTACAATTTTTCCATCAACTTTATCATATCCTAAAAAATTTTTATAAGGCATAGATACTTTTCCTTCTTTAAAGCCCCAGCGTTTACCAATTTTAACGTTTTCACTAATACTTCTTGATTCTTCCTGTGCAATCGCAGCGAGCATAGATAAAACCATTTCACTTTTTGAATCAAAGGTCCATAGATTTTCTTTTTCAAAGAACACCTCAACTCCAGCAGCTTTTAACTTTCTAATATATGAAATGGTATCAAGGGTATTTCTTGCAAATCTTGAAATTGACTTTGTAATGATGAGGTTTATTTTTCCTTCAAGGGCATCCTCAATCATTTTATTGAATTGAACACGCTTCTTTGTATTTGTGCCAGATATTCCTTCATCAGCATAAACATTGATGTATTCCCAGTCTACTCTTGATTGGATATAACCAGTGTAATAATTAACCTGAGCTTCATATGAAGTATATTGTTCATCTGAATCAGTTGAAACACGTGCATAAGCAGCTACTTTTCTTTTCACATTGGCGACAATACTTTGATGCGTTAAAGGATTAATCGTTGATGGTATTACTCTGACTTTACCCATTTTCCATCAGCTCCTCTTTTTAGATTTTTTTCTATTTCTTTTGACTTAATTCTTGCTTTTTCTTTCATTTCAGGAGTCCAGCTATCTTTCCTAGTTGGATCAGTCCATTTAATTTCATCAGTTGTTCCATCAAATAAATGAATTTCTAAAACATTATTAGGTTTTGCAACAATATAATCTATTTTCTTATTGAATAAAAAAGGTTATTGAAATTTTAAATTTTAGTTTCAATAACCTAAAAATACTAAAATCATATATACTTAGACATATGTTTATATAAACATACTATTCAGCAAAGTTGATTTAAGATGTTTTAAATTCAATAATTCATCTTCAAGTTTGCTGATTTTTTTATTTAATGTATCAGCCACTTTTGCAATTTTCTGTTGTTCATCAAAACTAGTAGTTACAATTTTGATTTTGCATAAATCATCCGAAGAAACTGCCATTCTTTCAAATACTGTTCCTTGTTGATATTTCATAGAATAATTTATGAAATCATTTGATGTGATAATTAGTTCTAAGTAATTAATGACAATATTATTAATATCAAAAGTACTATAAATTGGTGAAAATATACCATTACCATATTTATTTATACAAATAACTCCAAATTTTAAATTGGCTGGGTTATAACATAATTGATTTAGATGAGTTATTTTATATTTTTTATCCTCATTTTTTACTAAGAAGTCTCTATCATATCTTTCAGATTTATCAGTTATACCTTCAGTTGATAATGTTATGTGTGGATACAAACCATTTTTTACACAATATTCATTTTTTTCAATAAGATAATTTTTTAGTTCAATAGCATTTCCAATCCCAGTTTTCCAAAATTTTATTATATCTTTCATTACATATTTTTTAATACCTTCTTTATACTTTTTAAGGATATTAATTTTTTTCTCTAGTATTGCTTTTTTGTCCTCAATTTTATTTAAAAAATCAACTATCATGAATTGTTCATTTTTATTTTGTGGATATGCAAAATGTGTATATTTTAATAGTGATGGTTTAATTGAAAATACTTTTATACCCTCACAATATTTTCTTGCAAAATTTCTAAATGATTTAGATGCAACATAATATGTTTTAAAGCCAGGTATTGTGCAAAGTGTCTTTTCACGTAAATGTATCGTATGCAATCCAGATAGTATGTGGGCTTTTGATTTATTTATTATTTCAATTCCTTTTGCTGAATCTTTCCTATCTTCAGAAGTATCTGCAAGTATTAAGTCACCTTCATTTATTAATGTAAACCTTTTAGGCAGTTTATCTTGATTAATAAAAGGTAATAAACTACTTAGGATTAAGTTTGAATTGTTTGAGTGGATTATGCCATAATGCAAATTAAGATAATCACCAGAATCATAGTTTAATTCGTCCCAACTTAATGAATTTGTACTAAAATAAGTAAAATGATTATAAAAATTTACTACTATCCAATCTTCTTCAAATCCTTTGAACCTTAATTTTGGTACCTTATTGTTTTTAAAAAAGGAACACTAATATCATTAAATTAAAGTGACTTTTTAAAAAGAATAAAAGTCATTGTATAAATAAAATTGCAGTTTTAAATTTATTATTTATATAAAAAGTTCATTTAATAATATTTTTTTCAAACAATTTAAATTTTG